AAAAATTAAGACTTTCCTCGACCAGGTTCAGGCGGAGGCACGCGAGGCCCAAATGCCTCAGATGGTATATGCACCCGTAACGGAAGAAATGCCCGAACCCGAACCCGAACCCGAGCCCGAGCCCGAGCCCGAGCCCGTTGCGGTACAAGAGCCCGTCAAACCCAAACGTACTACACGAGGTAAATCTCCTGTGAGCATTTCTTCGGAATAAACTTATCAGGGGATTATAGAAGCTAATGAGCAATGAAAAAACATAAGGCCATAGCGATACCAGTCACCTTTGTTGGTGATACTCCACGGTTTCTTACCGTGCGAGATAAACGTTTTAAAGAGTGGATTTTTGTGACAGGGGGGTGTAGAAGAAGGGAAATATTTACACCTATACGTACAGCGTTGAGGGAATTGGAAGAAGAAACACGAGGCGTTGTTTCACTTAAAAATGGAGAGTATACAAGTTTTACATTTAACGTGAAGGAAAGTCCTACTATAGAACTCGAGTACACTGTGTTTATATTTTTCGTAAATTATTCGAGTAATGAACAACATGAACTTGTGAGAAGATTTAACGATGAGAAATACAAAATGTATACGAAAAAAATTCACGTGAAACGTACATACGATGAAAATGATTTTATGAGTTTCGATACGTTACCAGAATTTAATTCTCGAAAACGATGGGAACGAATCATACATAACGTCGTTGAGAATCCAGAATTTTACGCGTGCATCACTTCTCTCAATAGAAAAACATTTTCTATAAAATAATGAAGTCCAAGAACTACATTCTCCGACAGATAAAGGATATTCTAATGGATCATAAGTCTTACAGCGAAACGCGAGCAGATACATACATCGAAGATGTAAAGCTTAAAACTGTATATGAACTTTTAGTTCTTAAAAAAGAGTTATCGAATAGTGAAGAAGAGTTTAGGGACGTGTCATGCAGGACCTCAATTTGGCATGAAGAAGACTATTAAAAAAATAACACGATATACGAATAAGTATGTTTAGATCATGGTGCAGGAAACAAGGGTTTTCGAATAGCTCCAATCTATCACATGTGCTCATGGACGGTGGCCGTCTATCTGTTCCTTATGATAGATTGAACGAATTTTATGACGAATATGTCAAGGCTGTAAAATCTGGTGAGAAGGTGTGTGTCGTCGAACAAAAGTCAGATACGTACAACTTTTTTGTCGATTTGGATTACAAGGATGTCGAAGATATTCCATTCGATAGATTGAAGGAGTATACACAAACAATATGCGATCGTGTAACGCATTTCGGGGGGAAAGATGTTCTTGTTTCTGTCGCAGAGCCAAAACCGCACGGTGACATGATCAAGTACGGAATTCACATGAACTGGCCGGGGTTCGTAGTTGATCACGGGTCTGCCATGGCCTTACATTCTCATATAGTATCGTCATTGTCATTGATGTTCCCGGGAAAACCGTGGGACGAAATCGTCGATACTGCCGTGTACGGTGGTGGAAAACGAAACGTGAAGGGGAGTGGTTTTAGAATGCCATGGGCGCATAAATACGTGAAGGGTGAATATCAAGGAGCGTATATACCAGTACTAAATTATAATCACGAAAATGGTAAACTTTCGCATATTTATGACCAAGAACCAAACGCAGAAATTATGCGAATGGCAACACTGCGAACGGAACGCACAGACGTAGTCGTCGTTGAAGGTTCTACACGAGACGAAGGATCGTTTACACCGAGTGAGACGAAGAACATTTTTCAAAATGAAGCAGTTACCAGGGACATTGAAACGTTTATTCAGAAAAATATGGATGGCCAGGGGCGTGCGCTTGTCACGAAAATATTCAGTAATAAAAATTCATACCTCATATCAACGACATCTAAATATTGTGAAAATCTCCAAAGAGACCATGGATCGAACCATATCTGGTTTCGTATAGATGGACATACTATCATACAAAAGTGTTTCTGTACGTGTGAAACGATGAAAGGACGTAGATACGGGTTTTGTAGAGATTTCTACGGTCGAAAACATGCGCTACCGGATAAGATATTCGAAAAACTTTATCCAAATGGATATACACCACCCACGTTTTCAACACCTCAAAGCATGTGCATGCCATGTCCGGTAGGAAAAAAAACAGATCCGGTTGAAACTAGTACACTGTTACAACTCTTCATAAACAAACACATGGTAAGAGATACAGAGATTACTGTGAAAAGTATTTCTAAGAAGGGTAAAAATGTACACTGGGTAAACACAGACTTGAAGTGTACGGGGTGTAGTAATCTGAATGTTCAATTTAAAATTTCACGTGACAAGATTGTACAAACATGTGCATGTAAATCTCGTGAGCATAAATTGTCAGATAAAATAGTCAGAGTATTATAGATGATGATCATTGTACTCATTGGAGTGTTCGCGTATGTTTTATCGAAGATTACACGTTTAGATACATCTTTAAATCGAGTAGATATCATAATCAAAGAAACACATAAATATTCGGGTATACATGAAGTCACGTATAATACATTCATGGCATTAATACAAATAGCGAAGGAATACAGGACAAGTGTCGAAATGTCTCAGGTGTATCTCGAAAAGGCTCTGAGGGTTCTAAATGATATACCCCTTTACCTACCTACAATGGACGGTGAAGTAATGAACGATATCGGGGACATTTCGTACCGTTTAGGATATGAATTTGAACAACTACTGATCAGGGAAGCGCTTAATCAAGGGGTCAAGTTCATACCTAAATATATTTAAAAAGAAATCACTTAAACTTGCTATATGAGTACTATAATTGTGAAAACTCGTTCTGGACGAGTATCTAAAGCACCCATGCGCATGAAGCCAACAGAAGAAGCTTGTGACGATGATTTCGGTGATGATGATTATGACACGGATTACGAAGTTTCTGATGACGATCTCTGCGAGACTGAGAGTGAGGACGAATGTGATGACAGTGATGAGGATGAGAATGGAAATTTAAAGGGTTTCGTAGTGGATGACACTGATGAAGAAAGTGATGAGGAAAACGAAGCTTAAAAGATAGAATTATTATAATGTATATGGAAACAGAACTTGGAAATCCTATTGAATACAATTCACAAGTTCTGGATAAAGAACCTGAACGAGATGACAGTGAACCAATACAAAATCATTTACAGCAGCCAGATGAAGATCAGCCATATTATTTTCAACCCCCCCTCCATCCACAATATATGCCACCTCCCCCACATATGAACGAACCGTTCAAACCCAATGACATACTAGCGTCTCTCGATAAAGTTGCGTATATCGTCATATTCGTAGCATTCATTTTAGGTTTCTTTATGGGAAAAACTATGCAACCAGTTATCCTTCGCCATGGGTGAAAATGGAGCATAATAATTAACAGGATCTTTAGAATTTATTATAGTTCTACTGGTAATTACTGGGCGGACAACCCCTTCATTAATTATTTCAGATGCCAAATTCTTTTTATCACCTATATCATCTATCTCCGTAATTGGTAAATTGTGAATCGGCTTCTTAAAGACAGAAATATAATCGACATTCATCGTATTATTAAAAGGGTAGATTTTAATAATATGAAATGTATAGTTATTTTTTTTAATTTTTAAGCCTCCGTCTTCTCGAGTTCCTCTTCCTCGTCACCTTCAGGGATAGCCATATCCGCCTCTCTCTGTTTGCGCCGCTCTTCAATTTCGGCGGCGACGATCGCATCAGCTTCCTTTACCAGGTCCTCCATCGCTGCATCAGGCTTCTCACGCTTCAGACGCTCGATAATTTCACCTGGATGGCTAATGGGAGGCTCATCGGGCTTGTTGTAATATTGAGAATTTTCATCTCCAGCCTTGAAATACCCGTCAGTACCGGACTTCGCAGCCATCATATCACGCTTACGCTCAGAAAACATCTTCGCAGCCATAGCCTGATTTTCCTTGTAACCTGTCATCAACTCCTCTAGCTTTTCGTTGGTGTAATGAGCATCTTCGATCTTAGAAGGGTCAGGTGGAATGAGAAGCCACTTGTACATATCCACGACATAGATATCAAATGTCGCATCCTCTTTTTGAAGGCGCTTGGCATGGCTCGCGGCCTCGTCGCGAGTAGCAAAGGTACCCCTGATTTTGACCCCGAACTTATCATTCTTCTGAGGCGCTTCGGGACCAACTACGGACATGCACGCGAATAGCTGACCAGGGACAGTGGTGTAATCTTGTTCCAGAGACATTATACTCTCTTTAGAACTCTAGACTTTAAGCTAATAAACCTAAGTTAAAGTTTTTATGATCTTAATTCTCATGGAAGAGTTACGCCGACTTCATAACGATGAAAAGCGGTCACTGATTGAGAGTGTCACGCGAGCAGGTGACAGTATTCTCGATGTCGGGTGTGGTTTCGGTGGTGATCTTCAAAAGTGGTCTAAAGTGCGCGCGAATATAAGCATGTGCGAACCAAGCTTAGATGCGTTGAATGAGGCGCGTGACCGAGCCAAAAATATGAAAATGCGCGTAAACTTTTATCACGGGGACATTCGTGCATGTCCTAACAGAAAATATGATATCGTGTGTTACAATTTTGCACTCCATTATATCTTTCAAACACACGAATTATTTTTTGAAACACTCAGGGAGATAAAAAAACGAATGAAACCAGGTGGAGCATTT